TGTTAAAACTATTCAATGAGGATCCTGATCTTAATGAAATTTTAGGAAAAAAAGATAAACGCCCGTTGAATAAATATACAGATAAAAATAATCCCACAGCTCAAGAACTAAATGAGCGAAATTTAATCATTGAATATAATAAACGAGTTGATAAGAAGCAAATTCTTCCTATATTAAAACTGAATGGTATTAATAAAGAAGTATTAAATTTTATTATGTTTGATATAAATGATACTGATACATCATATTACAATAAGGCTATGAAAGTACAAACACTTATAGTTATGTGTTTAGTTCATGAAGATGATCTTGATACAGAATATGGGATTGTACGAACAGACTTATTGAGTTATATCGTAAAAGATCTTTTATGTTGGACGAATTCTTTGGGAAATCAACTTAAATGTATAGATGATTATGGAGATATTATTGACTCTAGGTATTATTGTAGAACGTTGAAATTTGAAATTGAATGTCCTAATAATTTATATGCAGGAATGAATAACAAATATGACAATTTCCAAAGAATCTGAAATTGATGCACTGAAATTATATTTTGGTGAACCATTTGTTATCGAAAATGATACATATAATGACATTATAATTAATCAACCTACAATAGGAGACATTATAAAAAGTGGTGAGAAAAAGATTTATTCTACTATAAATATTTTTATTGCCAATCCTACTATGTATCGCATGCAATTATGGGATCTTGGTATTGATTGGAATAAAATGTCTGACTTTTCTTTGTTTTGTATGCTTGTTCCAAGTATAGACTCAAAATCTACAAAGTTACTATTCGGTGACTTGAATTTCCAATTATTTCAATTGCAACAAACACAAACAGAAGACGGGGAACCGTTTTTTTATTTACTTAATGAAGAACAAAATGTTCAGATAGATGAAGCCGCATATCTACAGATGGCTTCGTATTTAAGAGCTATGTTCAACACTTACCCAAAAGTGGAAAAAGCTAGGGGAAAATCTACAAAAGAATGGATGATTGAAGAAGATCGCATGAGCTTCGAACAACACAAAAATGATGTTTACAAATCCACTCTTCTACCACTCATATCTACTTGTCTTAATCATCCCGGTTTCAAATATAAAAAAAATGAATTACGTGAAGTTGGCATTGTTGAATTTATGGACAGTGTTCAAAGATTACAAGTTTATGAATCTTCTACTGCTTTACTTAAGGGTATTTATAGCGGCTTTGTTGACGCTTCAAAGATTGATAAGAATGAACTTAATTTCATGAGAGAAATTTCTCTCAAAAATTAATTTCTATATACAAAAAATTTAAAGGAGGAAATCATAATGGGATTTACATTAGATGATATCGTAATCGACCGTGTTCAGTATGGATATGCTGAAGATCTTAGCGGAAATCCATTATATGCATTAACTCAGCTTCAGGATGCAACTATTAATATCAGTGCTGAGTCAACAGATGCAACAGATAATCAGGGTAACCTGATCAAACGTTTCTGGAAGGCCAAAACAGGTGAGTTTACTGCAAATAATGCAATGATTAACCTGAACGTTATTGGCGCTGCGTCTGGTGAAGGTAAAAGAACTGCTTCTTCTACTAATAAAATTAAAATGCCAAAAATTATTACTGTAAAAGCTGGTGCAAAAGCAACATTAACAGGAGTTGTTGATGGTACTGTAAAAGTAAATGCTTTCAGCGCAAATGGTTCCATGGGTACTGCATATGAGAAAGATACCGCTGCTGCAACAGATAAATACGCTCTTACAGAAGGGGGAGAATTTACACCACCTACAGCTGCAGGCGTAGATACTTACATCGTTATGTATGAAAGAGAAGTTGAATCTGGTGTTGCTATTACTAATAAGGCAGATAAGTTCCCGCAGACAGTAAAGCTTACTTTAAAGGCTCTTGCTGTTGATCCATGTCATTCTGACGTTCTTAAAGGAGTGTATATTGTACTTCCATCATTCCAGGTATCTCCTGAAATTGAAATCTCTCTGACAACTGACGGACAGCTTGCTTACTCTGGATCTCTTCAGGTAGATTACTGCTCTGCTGATAAAGCTCTTTATCACATTTATTGGGCTGATGAAGACGAAGAATAATTATTAGATAATATAATATTATTCTAATTACGGTCGGTATGTGTCATAGCATACCGGCTGTTTTACTATCCATATTCAAGGAGGAAAACATGGTTAAGAAAAATAACAAGAAATGCATTTTATGCGGAAAAACATATACATATTGTAGTCGCTGTGAAGAATTCGACCATCTTCCAAGATGGATGGAGATTTATTGCAGCGATAATTGCAGAACAATCTTTAATACATTAACAGAATATAATGCTGAAAACATTACAGCTAGAGAAGCTGCTGAAAGAATGAAAGATTGTGATATGTCTGATGTCAGTAAATTTCATGAAGTAAATCAGAAAATGATTGCAAAAATTCAGAAAGAAACTGCTGATATTAAATTACAGAAGATCTCAGAAAAAGATATTGTTGAGCCGGATTCTGTAGTTGACGAAGAAAACAGCGAGGAAATTGAAACTCGTAAACCAGTACGTACAAGAAAACGTAAATAGTATTTGAATAGTGATTTTTTAGGGGTATGTCTCACTATTCGAGACTACCCCTTTTTTCACTTTTAAGGAGTAAAAGGATTATGAGAATACAATCAAATTTGAAGCCGCGTGATTATACGGAGAAAGAAGTCTGCAGGATTATAAATCCGAAGCAGCGTGATTTATATATTAAACATAGAGTATTTCCGATAGATATGTATCCAAGTGTTACGGATGACGGAAAAGATATTATTGTTTACATCTTTTTAATTGAAGAAACCAAAGAGCTGTTTCAGCAATGGCTTAATCATACACTTGAATAAGGAGAACTCTACATGAAAGAAAAAATTTTAGATAAACAAGTTCTAAGATATGTTATCGCTACTACTGTTTCAGGTAAACCAACATATCTGAAAAAGAAATTGCAAAAAATTGAATACAGTTTTGTAACAGATATTGACAATGCTACTAAATGCTCATCTTATGCTATTGCAGATGCTGTAAGAAAATACTACGAACATGACACTCGTGATACTAATGCAGGATTGATTATTATTCCGGTTGTTATCAGTTATGAATTAGTAAAAGAGGTTTAAATATATGGATAAATCAATTATATTGACAATTGATGATTTTATATCAGTGAATCACTATTTGGCATATAGAGCCATTATGAAAAATGGTAAACCAATGGCTATGAGTTATAAAACTCAAGAAGCCAAAAAATTCCAAACAGAATTTACTGAATATGTGAAACGACAAGCAAAAGAACAAAATTGGGAAACAGACCCCAATCCTATGCAGCACTACTATGTAGATGCTGTTTTTTATTTTCCAAGAATTGATATGGACACAAATAATTATTGGAAAGTTGCATTTGATGCAATCACTGACTCAGGTGTTATTTGGGTAGATGATAATATGGCTTGCGAACGAGTTATAAAAGTATTATACGATGCTAAAAACCCACGTATTGAATACACCATTTATAAGACTAATTTTATTGGTATTTTTGATAATATTGATCAGATGAATGCCTTCGAATCAACTTGTAAAAATTGCAAAAGATACTGTCGAAATTGCTCTATTTTAAGAAAAGCAAAAGAAGGACGTATCCAAGAAGAAATTCAAAATAATGTCTGTTCTAAATATAAGGAATGATTTTTATGTGGACAGACAATGAAAAACAAATATTGATTGAAAATTATCCAATAATGACAACTTCGGAACTTATGATTTTATTAAATAAGTCAGAAGGACAAATTAGAGGGATGAAAGAACGGTTAGGGCTTAACCAAAAACTTAATGTTTTTACTAATGAAGAAAAAGAATTGATACGAAAATTTTACGAAGAAAATTCAGAACAACTAAATTTGGATGATTTTGCCAAAAAGCTAAATCGTCCTAAGACATCAATTTGCAGGTACGCTAACAAAGAGGGATTAACAAAATCATCAAGACCCATGACAGAATTAAAGAAGAAAACTCTTTCAGATAAAGCCAAAGAATTTATTTTAACTGAAAAATATCAAAAAGAGATTTATCCGAATCAAGTAGCATTACTAACATATTATGCTCAAAATGAACATCCAAAAGGTATGTTAAATAAACACCATACTGATGATGTTAGACAGAAAATGTCAAAATCACATATTGAATTGGCAAGAAACATGACAACCGAAGAAAAGCATGATATTGCTATGAAAGCAGTTCAAACAAGATTACATAATGGTGGGTATAATACTACTTCTAATGCGTATTCCAGATGCAAAGGTGGCATTAGATCTGATTTAGATTGTTATTTTAGGAGTGCATGGGAAGCTAATGTTGCTAGAATCTTAAATTGTAAAAATATTAAATGGGAATACGAAATAAAAAGATTCTTTTTTGAAGAAATAGTAGATGGTGTAGCAAGTTACCAGCCAGATTTTTACTTGCCAGAATATGATAAATGGATTGAAGTAAAAGGCTGGATGGATCAAAAAAGTAAAGTTAGATTGAAATTGTTTCAAGAACAATTTCCAGATGAATATAACAAATTAATTTTAATTGATGAAAAATACTATAACCAATTAAGAGCTGATTACTCTTATATTGAAAATTGGGAAAAATAAGGAATAAAAGGAGATTCATTATGAGCGAAATAAATAAAGTTAATTCAGATACAATTGAAAGAAAAATTGATGTTCCAGAGTTTATCAGACGATATAATCTCTTGAAAACAGATGAACAGCGAGATGAATTTGTAAAAAGTACAGTTTGGAGAACTTATTGTCCCGTTTTAGAAAAGAAACTTGTTCTTCAGACCATACTCGAAAAGTCTATTACTACTGGAAAAAATGGGGTTCAGTATATTGATATGTTTTTATCTAAAATCAATATGACTACTACTATCCTTATTTTATATACAAAACTGAATATAGTAAAAACTGATGATAGTACTACAAATGCATTTCAAGATTATGATTTATTATTTGAAAATAATCTCATGAATAAAATTTGTGAAATTATCGGAGAAAGAGAATTGTCTGAACTTATGAGTATTAATAGTTTGCTTATGGGTAATTTCCATGAAGAAAATAAAAATATCGAAGCATATGTTGCGAAATATACAGAAGCATTTGCTACTACTGTTGGTATGTTTGCCAACGAAGGTATTTCTGAATTAATGAAATATGTAAAGGAAAATGGAATTAAACTTGATTTGAAATAAATTATAGGAAGGGGGCATTTGATATGACAATAGAGGAATTTGCTCGAAGGATAAAAAAATTAATGGCTGATATCCCACAGCCATTTTCAAATTATTTGGCTGAAGCTATAGCTCCAGAAGTTAAAGCCAAAGTTAAAGAAATATTTGATAAATGGGTTAACAATTATTATGCGAGTTATTCCCCAATATATTACAGCAGAACATATGGATTAAGAGATGCATATGTTTGTGAAGTATACGGAAATCTTCTTGTATTTGAATCAGATGCCTCTTTACTAAATGGATCTCATAGAGTAAGCAATGAATATATTTATGACCGTATGTTTTTTGAAGGATGGCATGGAGGCGCTGATAAAGGAGAAGGTCATCCAGCGCCAGGATCATTATATTGGAGATCTCCATTTAAAGAGTATACACATTGGGGAGCTATGGCTGCCTCATCTGCTGCTCCTGGACCTAAAATTCAGTCAGACGTAAAAAACTATTTTAAAAGTGGAGAATGGCATAAAAAAGTAGAGACTGTAGGGATAGATCTACTTATAAATCGTTATGGATTATAATATAAAGGTTGGTGAACAATACATATGGCAAAAATAAGAGAAGAACTTGAAATAGTAAGTAGTGACGATCTTAATTCATTGCTTAATAGATTAAATAAATTAAAAGATGAAATTAAGGATACTAACAATACAACAGTTAAGCCTAAGACAGATTCGTCAGAAATTGATAAAGCTAATATAAAATTAGACAATTTAAGAAAAAATGCTCAAAGTGGAATTGATGCAAAAGTAAATGTTCAACTTGATGCTTCTGATTTAAAGAAGCTCAATAATCTCCCAACTGCAAAAGCAAAAGTGGATTTTCTAGTAAATAAAGGTACTATCAGCAAAAGCATTGGTAAAGATTTACAGGCCGCTATTGGGAAAGCTTATTCAGATGTCAGTAGAAAATTCAAAGATTTTCCAGGGCTAGATAAAGAGCCTAATATATCTCTTGATAATTTCATGAAAAGAGTTCCTGAATTATCAGCTCGTCAAAGAAGTGGCATAATTCAGACACTTACGGATAAGGGCATAATATCAGATAAAAATATTCCTGAATCATACGAAACTGTATATAGATTAAAAAGCTACTTAGAAAATGCTAAAAAAGCAGTATCTAAAACTATTCCGTCCGAGGCGTTTACTGCCCCGGATCTTTCTTTATCTGCAACAGAATATGGTAATGCAATTAATGAACAAGTGAAGCTCGTACAAAATGTACTTAATGCTTCTAAGTTTTTTGCTGATTTAAGTTCTAAAATGAATGTTAAAGCTGCTGCAAAAGTTTCACCTGAAGAAATGTATAAATTAATGGGCGTTGGTTCTGAAAAGGCTGATACAGGTAACTATGTTGCTTATCTGGCAGATCAGATTGCTAAGAAAGCAAATGTATATGATATTATCGATCAGGTTGTAACGGGCGCTCTGGATCCGACGCAGATCAGTCAAAAAGATATTGCAAATAGCATTTCAAAAATTACTAAAAAGAAAGAATCTACACCTAAGGCTTCTTCTACTGGTAAAACTAAAAAAAAAGTAAAACCTGTTATTGATGATTCTGATGACTCAGATCGACCAGAAGGAAATATTAAAAAATTATATGATGAATTAAAAGATGCATATAAAAATTTTGTAGAAGCAAGAAAAGCAAGAAAAACAAATAGTATTCATCCATCTGATTATGCTTTAAAAAGTGCAGTATTTAGAGAAGCGTATGCAAAAGTAGCACCACATTTATTTGATGATGAGAAAGAAAAATTTGTTGGTCCAAAACCTATGAGTCAAGAAGTAGCACAATTAGCTGCTGATTCTACAAGAAAAACAGTAGAACAGATTTATTCGATAAAGAAGCCGCTTAAAGATCTGGGTTATTTAGGGAATAATCCCGATGTGTCTAAGATATTCGATAGAATTTCCAACAGAATTATTAAAATTAATGCCGATAAACTCAATAACCGCGATAATGAAAATGGCGATACTGATGAAATTATAAAAAATATTGGAGTAATGAATAAATTAGCAAGTCAGCTTGAAGATATGATTCATGCTGACGGGCATGTGGATTTTGCTATTAAAAATCTTCCTACTATTACGAAACCAGCTACTACTGCTTCATCGTTACTTGATAATTCTGATATTAAAAAACAGACAGAAGAAACTGCAGATGCTATTACTAGAACAGCAGATCAAGTTATTGATGCAAAATCCAAAGAAGCTGATGCTGTTGTTGCTGCAAATGATAAAATTGCTGAGTCCGAGAAGAAAGTAACAAATCAAGTTACAGATGCTGCAAAAGAACAGAACGATACAATCAAAACTGTGTTTGGTTTGAAGAATGTTAATTCTAATTTAACAGAAGAACCTGTTACTCCACCAGAATTAGATGGCTTAAAACAGCTTTCTCAAAGGGAATTTGGTGACGCGCAGAAATATATTAAAGTGTATGAAGATACCAACAGAACTATATACACCCTTACTCAGACATATAAAAAACAGTTTGATGCTAATGGTAATCTCTTAGCTGAAGGATATGAAAATGCTATTGCATATTATGATAGTTATGAGAAACTTGAGGGAGAAGCTGTTAAATTAAGTAAAAAAATTAACTCTAATTATGCGAAGCTTGATACGGAGAAATATAAATCCACTGATAAACAGAATCCTAATCTTCTTAAGAAGTTGCAAGATGATATCAAATCTGATCAACAAGACTTATCTGAATTACATAGAATTGCAAGATTAAATGCATCTCTTCCTGATAACGATTATATGTATCAGAACTTTACTCAAGCACTTCGAAAAGGATCTGCTGAATCTGCCAGATCACTATCTGCAACTCGTAAAACAAATCGTGATAATTTCAATGTAAAAAAAGATACACTAAATACGGATATTTCTAAACAGATTTCAGATATAGAATCTCTTGGACAGGCTGGTACTATTGCTGCTGGAAAACTTCAGGGTATACAAAAAAGTTTATCTACTATTACTACTCCTGCTGGGTTAGAGAACGTTCAAAAACAAATCACAGATATTAATGAGCAGTTTGATTCAAATAAGGCTCGTGAATCTGCTTTAAATTATGTGCATAATCTGGAACAGGGATTGACAGGGAAGCAGAATGTTGTTATTGGCACTAAAAATGCTTCTGATAATTTTACCGGAAGTATCGAAAACGGTAAATGGATTGGTCCGTTAGCTGGTTTAAATAGCAAATTTGAAACTAATTATCAATCTACTTCTGCTAAACTGGATGGATATATTGCTGATGCAAAAAAACTTGGAGACGTTGGTAAAGAAGCTGCTGACTCATTTTCTACTTTAAAAGAAAATCTTAAGACTTGTTATACAGAATCTGGATTAAAGCAAATCCAAGATGGAATGAAAGTAACTCAGGAGAGACTTACTGCATCTAAAAAGCAGGCTGATGAACAAGCTGCTGCAATAAAAAATTCCGATGTTGCCAAACAATACGATAATGCTATTGATAAGGCAAAAGAAGCAAAATCCCTTAATGCAGAATTGCTTGGATATAAAAAAAAACAAAGTCAATATTCTGAAGGTAGCGATACATATACAGAAATTGGAAATCGAATTACTGAAACAGCTGAGGCAGCCAAAAAAGCAAATGATGCATTTGAGAAGTTAACTCAAAATGACTTTGTGTCAAAGAATTCTGAGGCATTAAAAAATGCTGGAAAAAATGTTGAAGATTATGACAAAGTTGTTCGTGAGATGAAACAAGCTCAGGCAGACGTATCTGGATTTGATGAAAAGACTATCCAAGCTAATAATAAAGAAGCATTTACAGAACAGTATACCAAAGCTATTGAAAAAGTAAAAGAACTAAAATCTGCTATGCAGGATTTGTATAGCTTTGAAGCAAAGGGTGCAAAAGGTCAAATTTCAAGTGATGATTTTATCTCAGGATTTACTGATAGATTTAAAAATATAAAAAATCTCAAAAAAGATGTTGACGAATTCAAGAAAAATACATACCAGAATAATAAGGATAATGCTGACAGTGTCCTGGATCAGTTGCTTTTTGGTAATTATGAGAAAGCATTTACCGATTCTGAGCAGAGTATGTCTGATTATGAGAATAAAATTACTACTCTAATGACTCAGGCATATTCCCGTCAGAGAAAACTTAGCAATGATTTATATAAAATGGCTGGCAATAAAAATTATTCTGAACAAGAATATACTGAAAAAATGAATCAGCGTAATGGTGTTCAGGCTACATATGAAGCATTAAAAGCACAGATCAAAAATTCTGGTAAAAATATTGATTCAGATAGTTTAATTTCAGATATAAAAAATGCCTCCGATCTTGACAGAAATAATATTCTAGGAAATTTAAAAGAGTCATTATCTAGCCAAATAAATGATTTTGAAAATTCTCTCAAGCATATGCAGAATACTATGAATCTTCCGGACGGTATTGCTTCATTAAAAGAGAAATTAGAAAGCGCATTTACATTTGAGAATGGAGCCGATAATCTTGGCAATTTTAAAAATAGGATGCAGGATTTTTATCAAACTTTTGATTCTCTTAAAGGAAGTTCATTTATCCAATTTGCAAATGAATTTGGAACAGCTTTTGATAGTTTAACTAAGGCAGAAAATTCTTCTGGTAAGGTTTCGGCATATACGGATAAATTAAATGGTTTTGTTGAATCATATAATGATATTGTAACCAAGTTCCATAATAAAGAAATTGATACTAGCCAAGCTCAAGATGAAATTTCTGAATTAGCATCTAAAATGCAAGATTTTCAAAAAGTTGCTAAAAATTACGATAAAACAAATAGCAAAGGAACTTATTTAGAAGGAACAAAAGGACTGGTACAAGATACAAAAGATGTTGAAACAATGCTTACAGAATACGCTAATTCTATCGGATTAACATCTAAGATTTCTTCATCTATCAATGAAACTACCGGACAAGTAAAGATGCAATTTGCTGATATATCTGGTAATGTTGTTACTTTAACTGGTAATCTTGAAAAAGCAGGAAATGCAATGCGCATTATATCTAGTACTGCCTCCAAAGCATCAACCGGGATGTCTTCATTCGGAACTTCTATTAAAGGAATGGTATCAGGAAACTTTAAAGGTGCTATTGCAGATATTGCAAGTTATGTTTCTTATTTCCAGGTAACCATGAAAGCAATTCAG